GATCAGGATATTGACCTCTATTCCAACTTCATCATGCTTAACGGTGCAAAACCATCTGGTTTGTTCCGCACCGAGCAAGTCATCCCCGATTCAAAGTTCAAAGAGATCGCTAGCAGGCTTAAAGAAGCGTGGACGAACATGCTTAACAGCCAGCCCTCGGATCAGAGTAAGCCGGGTCAGTCTATGCTGTTAGATCAGGGCATGACCTACGAAGCAATCAAGCCTCTGACGCTTCAGGATGTGGATGCTAGAGAGCTTAAGAAACAAACAATGACGCGTATCTGCGGATTGTTTGGTGTTCCTCCTGCGATGATCGGAGTCGGCGAGTCAAAGTACAACAATACTCAAACGATGCTGGATGAGTTCTACAAGTCAACGATGATGCCGTTTATTACGAACGTTGAGCAGCGGTTAAAATTGTCGTTATTGAAGGGCTTCCCCAATCTGCACGTTCAGTTTCAGACGCAAGACTTCCTAAAGGGCGCTCCGCTAGATCAGATGAATTACGTCGTTGCAGGAGTCAAGAATGGGATTCTTACGCAGAATGAAGCGCGTGAATATCTGGGACTTAACTCTCTCGATGGCGCTGATGATCTGTTGCTTGCCGCTGGTAGTGATAGCGCTATTCCCGGTAGCTCTCCGCAAGACACTGGCGGTGGTGGAAACCTTAAGGTGGTCGGTAAAACAGGCAGAGCCGGAAATGCTTAAGGATCTATTAGAGAAACTCAAGGCCGCGGCAGATAAAAGGAAGCCAAAGCCTAAGTTAGTCGACGGAATGGTAAAAAAGGAACCTATCAATGGCTAAGAACATCACTTTTTTCTACGAGGCCAAAGTCGAGCTAGGCAGGAAAGCCGACGAGGCAACCGGCGAACCCACGGGTGAAATCGAAGCCACACTTACGACGTGGGGCGCTAGAGAAGGCGCTGACGGTCGACGGTTCTTTTACACGCCAGAGGCTTTTGAAATGTGGCACGAAAGCTGGATGGAAGCCGGCAGGCCGCTCCCCATGTACTTCCAGCATTCTAGCGACATGATGCCCGTTGGCGAGTGGTCAAAGTTCGACATTACCGACGAAGGCATGACCGGAACTGGGAAATTGTTCCTAAATACCACCGCAGGATCGGATCTGTACACGATTATGAAAGAATCGCCGCGTATGGTTGGCGGTGTTTCTGTTGGCGCTTATGCTGACGAATATCAGATGGTCGATGAAAACGGCGAGCCAACAGATGATCCTGACGGTTTCTTTCAGATTATGAAAGGCGGATTGGCTGAGGTTTCGATTGTGATGAACCCTAACAATCCTAAAGCCGAGATCTCAAGACTTGAATATTGGATGGACAACAAACCCAATCCAAGAGTAATCGAGAAGGCACTGCGTGATGCAGGGCTTTCAAGAAAGGATGCAACCGCTGCATCCGCGCTGCTGAAACAGATTATTGAACAGCGTGATGCTGAATCTGCAAAGCAACCCGCTCAACCGAGTGATTCGGACGCAGCGGTGAAACTGCTGGAAGCGCTCCAATACCGCGAGCTGCTAAAGGCAATCGCAACCCGATAAAGGAACTATCATGCTTGAGAAAGTTATTGAAAAACTAGACGCAATCGAAGCGTCTAACGCTGCAAAACTGCAAGAAACCGCTGAGGCTGTAAAGACCCAAGTTGCTGAAGCGGTCGAAACCCTCAAAACGGAAACTGAGCAAAAGATCGCTGCTTTAGAAGCAAAAATCGGCGCTCCTTCCATCATTCGCCCAATCCACAAGACTGTTCGTGGTGAGGCAAATCGTCGCTTCCGCGATGTACTGAAAGAGTACATGAAGGGCGGCAATCAAGTTGAGCGCGAAGTAAAGATCTTTGAATCTGTCGATCAGTTCGATGGGTACATCAAAGAAGCGTCTGCGCTTACCGGCTCGGGCTACGACGTTGGTGGCCGTACCGCTTACGATCCCGTGTTTGCTGCTAAGCGTCTTGGCAATCCGATGATGGATCTTTCCCGCATCGTTGCGACCGACGGTTCGGCTTATCAGTTCCGCGTAAAGACCGGTAACGCTGGCGCTCAGTGGGGCTACACGGTTCAGAACAACGGAACACCAACGACTGAAGCAACGTCGATTTGGCAGGTGATCCTTAAAGACTTGAACGCACAGTTTCCAATCAGAACCGCTGCGCTTGATGATATTGATGGTCTTGAGCCTAACGTTGTTGACGACATGCTGATGGAATTCCAACAGGCAATGGCAACCTCGATGATCCAGAACAACGATCAGAGCGGAACCGGAACCTCGGTATCGACTGGCGGCGCTGACGGTCTGCGCGGTTTGGATCAGTATGCTGGTGCAAATGCAACATACACGGGCGGCACAGTTTCTACGGCTTCTTTCGGGACCTCGGGAACGGCAACTACCAACGGTCTGCATAGCCTTGCGACGTATGACCAGTTGACTACCAACGCAAACACTGTCGGTGCAAATAACATCGTTTACAAAGACGTTGTTAACTTCATTTACAGCCTGCCTCAACAATATTGGACGCCAACAGCAAGATTTATGGTTAACCCAATCTTGTTGCAGGGCATCCGTGGTTTGGTTGACGATCAGAAGCGTCCGATCTACATCGACGGTCTTTCGCGTGATGATGGCATCGTTGGCAAGTTGCTCGGCTTTGACGTTGTGGTTAACAAGTACGTTGACAATCCTTCTCAGCCCACAACCGGCGCGGCAGGTACAACGTCTTACTACCCAATGTACTTTGCTGACTTCCAGCAGTTCCACACCATCGTTATGCGTCTGAGCATGGTTCTGCGTCGTTATGACCAGACGCTCCCAGGCTCGATCACGTTCTACGGCGAGACTCGCGCAGCCACATCTGTGCGCGATCCTAACGCTGGCGTACGTTATCGCTCGACTGGCACTGCGGCTTAATTTAAGAGGGCGAAAGCCCTCTCCCTCTATGGAGAGACTATGAAACAGGTGATTTTAGAAGGGCTTAAGCAGGCTCTCCACGAGGGCAAAGCCAAGGTGAACCTCGCTGAAGCCTCAGCCCTTACGGGCTCGGGCTCCGGCGTGGGTGGCCGGGTCTATAACGAAGATGTATTTGCAAGTCTGCGTTACTGGAACCCTTTCCGCGTTTACGCTAACCAGACAATGACTGCGGATTCAGACATTCAGTTCACGGTTAAAACTGGTAACGCGGCTAACTCTACAAATCCCTGGGGATACACGGTCAACGCTAACTCAGGTTCGCCCAATATCGCCACCAGCATTTGGCAGCTTCCGATGCGCGTAATTAGCGCTCAGATGCCTATCCGCGCAGCAGCGATGGATGACATTAACGGTTTAGATGCCGCGCTCGCTGAAGATCTTGCGATGGAATTTAGCCAGATCGAAGCCGCGTCTATGGCAGTCAATAACGATCAGGCAGGATCGACAACCACGAGCACAGGCGCAACTAATGGTCTCCGTGGTCTTAAGATGTACGCAGGAACGGCGGGTTCTACGGCGGCTTATGGCAGCTCAGGAACCGCGATTACTAACGGCATCCACACGCTTAATACTGTCGGCTATACGCATAGTGGCGGAATTGAGTGGGAAACGCTTGTGGACGTTGCTAACGCTCTTCCTGGGCAGTTTTGGAAGATGCCAGGAACGGCGTGGATGATGCACCCCACGGCTATTCAGACGCTCAGGAAATACACGCATAGCGGCAACTCTTATGCGCTTGTTGAAGTTGGCGAGGAAGGCGAAGGCCCTGCTGTAAACATCATGGGATGGCCCGTCATTGCTAATCCCTACTTGGATGCTCCCGCTGTCGGCGCTTCTCCCATTTACCTAGCCAACTGGCCTCGGTTTATGTGGATTGTTGACCATTCAGAAATGACGTTGCAACGCATGGAGCAAACGCAGCCTGGGACAATCACGATCTACGCTGAAAAGCGTATGGTCTCGACGGTTCGTGATGTAACCGCTGGTGTTCGTTTGATCGGAACTTGATATGCCAAGCCAGCTACAAGGTAATTTCGGAGCGGGTTCTAGAAACCCGTTCAACTACTCGAAGGTCATTCAATTTAACCGCGATCCGGTTACTCAATGGCTTACGCTCGACGAAATCACCAACCAGCTCAATCTTTTTGCTGATGAATCGCAGGATGAATTCCTGTCGCAGCTTGAGTTGGCTACACGCATGGCAATTGAGGATTATTTAGGTGTACCAATCTTCAATGTGACGTATCAGGCTTCCTATTTAATCTCTGGCTTGATGGCAGCTCCAGTTTCGCTAGACCTTCCTGAGGTTTCGCAAAACGGAGTCACGATCAATTGGGTGAAGTACTACAACGACTTAAACCCTCCGGTTCTAACGACTATTGCAAGCTCGCAGTATTACTATGACCCGACAGGGAACAAGTTGGTTCTGTTTGAGGTTCCCAATAACGTCAATACTTACATGACCGCTCCGATGCTTTGCCAGTACACCTTA